GCGCATCCGGCGTCGGCGGGCCACGGACTCAACCTCCAGCACGGCGGCTGCCGCATGGTGTGGCTCACGCTGCCGTGGTCGTTGGAGCTGTACGAACAGGCTGTCGGGCGGCTGCACCGCTCTGGCCAGGCGCATGACGTGTGGTGCTACGTCCTGCTGACACACGGCACCATCGACCACAAAATCTGGGCCGCCCTGCGCGACAAGCGCAGTCTGTCCGACATCGCATTGGAAGCGCTGAAATGACCCGCAAGCAACCGAACTCTTGGCGTTCGCTGAACAGGCGCCTGAACGCCATGACCGAAGACGAAGTGAAGGCAGCGCTCGTTGCCGAAGTAGAAGGCGAACGCCGCGTCACTGTCGTCGAAAGACTGCACCAGCGCTTCAGCGCGCTGCGTGCAACCCGAGAGCGCCTAGAACTGATGACGGAGATACAACGTGAAACTGATCAACCCATTCCGAACCCCTAGCCCCGAAGAACTCATCGCTTGCGAACTTGACCAAGCGCGGCGCGGTCTGCTGGAAGCGCAGACTGCACGCGACTACGCCAATGCGATGGTGATTTATCACGAGACGCGCATCGACCGGCTGCGCACGCAACTGGAAATGATGACGCAGCAGGAGGTTACCGCTTGAAATGCCCCACTTGCGCGGCATGGACGGAAGTTCTACAAACCAGACAACGTGACGGATACACCTATCGGAGGTACACATGCGCGAACAATCACCGCTTCAGCACCAGCGAATCCCCAACGGATGCGACCAGCAGGGGCGCCACCCCCAAGCCGCCGAGTGCTGCACAGAACTTGGCCAAGAAGAAGAACCGGAGTTCTACGGCTTCGATTTCTGGAAAGAAGAAGGCATCGCCCTGATCGTTTTGGCCGTCGCGCTTGTGGCCATCATGGGCACTATGGTTGTGCTTTACGCAACCTGAAACCGTCAAAGCAACGCAGCCTCGGCTGCGCGGCGCCGTACCAAACCCGGTAACACGCGGCCACCGCCGCGTGTCCACAGGGCCAACTGCTCCTTGGCACCTTCCCAGTCGCCATCGTCCACGCGCTTGCGCAGCGTGCTGGCCCGGTATCTGGCCACGCCGAGGTTGTAGGCGAAATCCGTCATCGCGCCGAGTGCTCGCGGACGCGCCAGGAGGCCCGGAGAGGCCTTCAAAACGCCCGCTAGGTAGTTGTGCCTCAACTCATGCACAAGCCACGCCTCAGCGGTCTCCTTGCTGATCGGCGCGTGCTCCATCGTCACCTTGCTGCCGTCGGGTTTCCAGACGGTTCCGTAGCCGATGGTGGGGTAGCCCGCCGGGCAGATGTACGGCTGAAGTTTCAAGCCCTCAAACGGTCGGCACAGCGCGGCGGCGACCTCAATGGCCTCATCGACTGCGTTCGTAGACACGTCCGACGAACCAGAAGCTAATGATCATGTTGAACACGGCTAGGTCGTCGCTGCCCCACATCGAGGTCAGCACGTCCTTCCAGTTTCCGCCCTGCTCGATGGCGATGAGGTACGCCGCCACTTTCACCGCAGCGTACAGCGCCAAGAACAGATAGGTCACTGTGGGCCGCACCAGCGCCGAGATGGCAGAGATGAACCAACCTGCGTTCTTGGCCGTCTCAGACTGCTCCTTGAACGCCTGCGTCATGGCGTCAAGTTCAGCCGCTTGGAGCTGCACATCGGCTTGGCGCATGGCGATCTCGCCGCGCACCTTGGCAAACTCCATCTCGGCTTCTAGCATGCGCAGTTCATGCGCCCGTTCATTCTTCTTGTCAAAGAGTTTGAACACCTCTGGCGCCAAGCGCAGCAGGCCGCCAAAGACGCCGCCTAACAACGACTCAAGCATTACTTAGCTCCTTTGGCTATACGTTCGCGCTCTTCAAGCAGGCGTACTTTGACCTGAAGCTCGTTGATGTGAGACATCAACTGCTCTTTGAGGATGGCCCGCTTTTCGGCGGACAGCGGGCTGTCAGTTGGCACGCCAGTGGATGTAATTAGCGCAGGCATACTGCCTTCGATCTTGGTCAGCCGCTCAGAAAACGAGTTCACTTGCCCCAGCAGCCACGCAAGCGCCGCCACCACGATAGGAATGACGGCCTTGAGGGTATCTGCCCAAGTCACGGTTTGTCTGCCTTGTTGTCGAGCTTGGCGAAGATCTGGCGGCAGATCTCTTTGATCTCGTCAATGTCACGCCGGTAATCATCCTTGGCGACGTAATCCAACGGTATCCGCCGCACGTCTTTGTCCAGCAACCGAATGGTCTGATAGATGTTGTTCAACACCCATCCACCAAGGAACCCGGCGATGGAAACAGCGACGTTGAAAAGGGATTGCGTGTCCATCATCGTGCAAGGGCGTTGACGTTTTCGGATTCGGGCGAGAGGGCGTTGGCTGTCGGCATGATCGTTGAGGGTGCGATCTTGGCCGCTTCCTTTACCATGCGTCCAGCCGGATTCTGCATCAGGTTGGACACGCGCAGACGTTCTGCGCCAGACAAAGCGCTGAGCAAATCTTCTGCGCCCTGCGGCGTCTTGAGCGCCTGCGTCAGCGTGTCCAGCGTCTTCTTGCCAATCGCGTCTTCCAACAGTTGCAGCGACCTGTTGGTGTTGGTCACCCACGCACTCAAATGCGACGGCAGGCGGAACTTGGAGACGTTCTGGCGCAGCAACTCGCGCAGCGCGGCTTGACCTTCGCTGGCCTGCTCCTTGACCGACACCTGCTTGATGCGCTGCTGGGCTTGCGCGCGCAGCGTCTCCAACGCGGAGTCGGCCAACTCGGTGGCGATGTTGTAGTTGCCTTTGCCAAGGAATTTCTCAACCACTTCAGGCGACTCGTTCTGCACCAGCTTTACAAAGGCGTCCTTGTCGGTCTTCCACAGCCGCGCCGCCTCGCCCACCAGCTTGCGCTCGGAGATCTGCTGCATCCCCTTGGTGTATTCCGAGAGGTATTGCCGGTAGCCCGTGCCGCCAGCCGACTCGATGGCGTCGATCAGCGCGGGCTTGATCTCAGACAGCACGCCAGCGGCGAGGTTGCGCTGTGCGGTGGCGTCCATGCCAGGCCGCAATTGTTGAATGGCCGCGTTGACAGAGTTCTTGCGGATGGCGTCAAGGGCGCGGGCGTCAATGACGCCGCCGCTGCTTGTCCACTTGGCGATGTCATCAGTGACGTTCTTCAACGCGCCGCTGATCAGATCGTTGCCGGCAAACTCAGGGTTGCGACCCACTGCCGACAGGCTGCGGATCAACGGCTCGCCTTCCAGCGGCTTGATGCCGACCGAGCGCAGCGCATTTGCCGCGCCTTGCGCAAAGCGGGCGCCTTGACCAAGATCAAGCGATGCGTTGGCGGCTTGGCTAGACCATTCGTTGAACGCCTTGTCGGCCAACTCACCAAAGTGTGTGTACTTGGTAGCGCCAACCGGCAGACCTCGTTTGATGAGGTCAAGCCGCGCCCAAGCCTCAGCAGCGTTGCCGGCGCTGATAAGGTCACGCACCTTCTGCACTTCGGCGGCAGCCTCCGCGCCAAGTTTGCCGGCCTGCGCCTCGTACTCAGCGACCGCCTTACCAAGGTTGGCGCGGCTCAACGCGGCTTCGCGTTGCGGGCCGGTCATGGCGTTCAGCGCATTCTTGGCCGACTCAACAGTGGCGCGGGTTTCGGCAGCGGTCGTACCGCCAGCCAGTTGCGCCAGCGCGTTGCGCGACTCGCGTTCGCCCAGCAAATTGAACTTGCGGACGAACTGCGGATCGCGCTCCAACGAACGCTGGATCAGCGCCTGCCAAGTCGGGTTCTCAATGCCGGCAGTGATCTCGGCCACACTGGCGTTCGGCGGTGCGTTGCGCAGCGTGCCGATCACCGTTTCCAAATCCCGCCCGAGCGCCTGCTTGGCAATGTCGGCGGCTTTCTGCTTGGGGATCTGCCGAAGGTCCGCGATCTTGCCTGCGGCTTTGCCGAGCGCCTGCACTGCAGCGCGGCCACCGGCCTCCATCGTCGCGCCCATCAGCACGTCCTTGGCGCCGCCGACAACGGCTTCTTCGGCGGTGCTAGGGCCTTGACGGTAGCCAAGCGCTGTCTCCAGCGTGTCCAACCCACCCTTGGCCAGCCCGTAACCCAGACCAGCGCCGCCGACAGTGCCCAGCGGCCCCAACGGCGTACCTACTATTGCGCCGCCAACGCCGCCCAACGCCTCAACGGTGGGTCGCACAAAACTAATGACCCGCCGACCCATTGGCACTTCG